AGACTTCTTTGGAGACTTCTTTGGAGACTTCTTTGGAGACTTCTTTGGAGACTTCTTTGGAGACTTCTTTGGAGACTTCTTTGGAGACTTCTTTGGAGACTTCTTTGGAGACTTCTTTGGAGATTTCTTTGGAGACTTCTTTGGAGACTTCTTTGGTGACTTGCTTTTTGATTTCTTTGGAGACTTCTTTGGAGACTTCTTTGGTGACTTCTTTGGAGACTTCTTTGGTGACTTGCTTTTTGATTTCTTAACAGCTTTGCTCTTGGATTTCTTTGGAGACTTCTTAGCAGCTTTGCTTTTTGATTTCTTTGGTGATTTGGTTTTTACAACAACAATTGGTTCTTCTTCCATTGGTTCTTCTTCCATTGGTTCTTCTTCCATTGGTTCTTCTTCAGTTTCAGAATCTTGTTCGGTTTTGAAAATATCTTTGAAAATATCATGATGAATTGATTTTGTGGCTGGTGATTGTTCATCTTCATCTTCATCTTCATCTTCATCTTCAATTTCAGAATCTGAATCGTAATCATATGAATGTCTTTTTTTAAGAGGTACTGATGCGAATGGGTTGTATGAAGGTATATTCATACTTTCAGAACTAAAATCAGATTGAGATTCATCATCAGCATCTTCTGTTAAACGGAAGTTTGGAATACTATCTAAACGTTGTCTAACATGGTCTGAATCAATCGTTTGGATCTCAGAAGCAGTATCTGATTCAATATCAGAATCTGAATCAGCAAATTCGTTTATACTTGGGAAATTAGATTTAAATTCTTTAATAACCATTTATAGTAAGTTTATAAATTATATATATAATATTATTTATATAATATTTTTATTAAATAATATTATTTATTAAGTTTTATTAAGACTTCGTTCAGTTCTTTCTTTCAGTTAGTTACTTCAGTTTACTTCAGTTTACTTCAGTTTACTTCAGTTTACTTCAGTTTACTTCAGTTTACTTCAGTTTACTTCAGTATACCTTAAATTTAGCATCGCATTTATGACATGTAACAAATTTAGTAGTAGGTTCATCAGCTGATCTTGTTTGCATTTCATAATATGTTGTTTTATATGATCTACATTTCTTACATTTAATCATACCATCTGGTATTTCCTTTTCTTCACGTATAATAACTTTATCTAAACCATATAATTGTGTTAATTCATTATATCTTTCAGGAAATAATTCTTTAGATGTAAATTGTGATAATTGGAATTCATTACATTCATTATTAAATAATCTTTTTATTAATTGTGTGTTTTTTATAGAAGATTTTTCATTTAAATTAGAATAAATAATAATACAACGATTAGTGTAATATATATTAAATGAATCACACCAATGTGTTAGCTTTTTATTGCGATTATGGCTATTTAAATACAGTTTTAATGCATAATTAAAAATTCCTCTTTCTATATTTAATGCCATTTTTTGAATATTTGCATCATTGTATCCATTTGTATTAGCAAATTCAAATAACAAATCATGGAATTTTTTATACATTTTATTTCTTTTTGGATGTTTTGGAACAAAATCATTGTAATTAATCTCTTCATTACCATTACCAGATTGATTTTGTACTTGCATTATTTAAGATATCATAGTATGTCATTAATTAATTTTAAATTTTTTAATTTAATTTATTTGCACAAACTCCATGTGTTGTATTATTAATGTTATTAGATACACATATTAAATTACCAGTTGTATTACAATAATTATTATTTAAACTGTATGAATTAATAGTACCACACCATTCACCTAATTTACTTGATGAAGATTCCTTTATTTTAAAAATAGGTACAACACGGCTACATCTACTATTAATTCCATCATTTGCACAAATTAATCCATCAGGACAATCTTTTGATGAAGTACACGTGTCATTTAAATTTGTTTTTTTTATAACAATATTGATTTGTGTTTTCGCATTTTGTATAGTATTTACAATATCGTTTGGTGGATACGTTGTTACTGTGTTACCAGAAGTGACATTTTCATCCATGAATACATATGGTTGTGTGACACTCAAAGAATGTAAATCTTCTTTTTCGTTATGTATTTGTTGAGTTTGTTGAGTCTCTTGTGTTTTGTTTGTGTCTACAAGACTATCAAATATTATTTTAAAGATTATTAAAAATAAAACAAAAGCGATAATATCTGATAGCATAAATTACCTTCTTAAATTACCTTAATAAATTTAATTTAAGAATTAAAGACTTTACAAGCAACAAGGACCAACATGAACGTTTAATTTTCGTGTTTTTTGAATCCAACTTTCATTATCAATATTAAAATAATAAACTGGTGTATAAGGTTTAGTTTCTTTAGGGAATGTTATTTTAATGATAAAATAGTTTAATTTGGGGTTGGCCTTTATAAATTTGGATCTCATATGTGTTAATTGTGTTATTAAATAATCAGGTCCATGTATAATTTTCGGATGAATTGGTTTTGTAGGTTTTTGTGTTTTTAATTTTGTAATATTAATTTCCTTGAATTGCATCAACCAATAAATATAATGTGTAGGATCTTTTTTTAAATGTGCTATATTTTTCATTTCATGGGGTAATATACTATATCCTAATAAATGCGGAGCATGAATTTTTAAATATTTATCAAATTCAACACGTTTACTTTCAATCAACATGGGTAATTTACAAGTGTATTCATTTAATGATTCAGCCCATTTTAAACGATTTATTTTGTATTTTACTGATAAATAATGTTTTTTATTTAAATTATCCTGGAATTCTTTCAGGATATTGTCACTTTCATCTTGTAAGTAATTCTTGTTAATTTTTAATTGTTGAATCTCTATTTTTAAAGGAACTTTTCTTTCTTTTTTGCATTGTAAATAAATATTTACATCTATATTGGAAATGTATTCCTCTAATTGATGACGTGTTCCGAAAAAAGGAATACCTGTTATTTCTCCGAAATCATCTACTCCAAAATATAGTTCAGCGTTTTTAATATTACTATTTAAAAATGCTGATGTATATCTAGGAATGTATTTGTAAAAATAATAATTTATACTTTTCAAAATAATATTATTAAATTGCAAATGATCATGTATAATTCCATCTTTACACATTTTTTCAACATCAAATATATCATATAATGATTCGGAATCAATGTTTAAGCAAAATGTTTTGAACTCAACACTTAAAGATTCATTTACGTGTTGATGATGATCTCCTAAAATCATTATTTTTATACATTACATTACTATAATATAAGACTTTTTATTTCAATTTTAATTAAATTAATTTAATTTAAGAATTAATAATAAATATGGAGATTGCACACATGATTGTAGATTATGCTAAACATCTTGAAAAAGCAGAGTTGTCAGAGAATCTTTGTTTTTTTCAATATATATTTAATAAAAATTTAACATATAAAATGTATATAATACCAAAAGGTGAGAGATTGATAGTGCAATATAATAATTTAGCATTATCAATTAATAGAGATAAAGAGGAATTAAAGGAAGTTATAAAGTATTTTAATGATATGATCGCTCATGATTATACTTTTCACGTAAACACTCAATTAGCAAATGGGACCTTTATGTTACAAGATGATGAATTTTCCTATGAAATTACATTAAACAGTGGAAAAAATATTATTTATAAATATCTTGAAAATTCGTTGCATAATACATCGTATGTATTTGACATAAATGAAATACTAGTACCACTTGTGTATTTAGTAAATCCAATCAAAATTAAATAGTAATCTTAAAGATCAGTACCCAATAATACTTGTGTAACACTACGATATGCACGTTGACCTTTGACATTATCACTACTAACAGGTTGTTGTTGTTGATATGGTAAGGTACTTGCGTCTTTTAAATACATGATATATTGTTGTAACCCGCTTAATACAGTTGGATAAACATAATCAATAACTAATCCATTTAATCTTTGAACTTCATTTGTATACATAACTAATATTTGCTTTTTTGTTTTTTCATCCATGTCATCTTTTAAAATAGGTGGATGAGCTGAATATTCTAAATAAATACTTCTCATAATAACTAGTAATTCTGTTGTATTTTGATCATCTATTATTTTATTTGTTGATTTGTATACTTTGTGTTTTATTATGTTTTGTATATTTTGTACATTCTTTTTTGAGAAAAATAAAAAATTCAACAAAGAATCCTCGAATAATGTTTTTGTCATGTATTTTTTATTAGAATCAGCTATTTCATCATTTAATTTATCTGTTAAATGAAAGGTACCTGGTGATTGTAAATGATTTAAATCATCTGTATTTAAACGTTTAGTATGCTCCCTTTCTAATTCTCTTATTGATCTTGTACCTTGTGGGGTATCTGCCATTGTAGTTTCAAATTGACTTGGGTGAAACAATGGTGGTTGTGTATCACTTATCAATGTTCTTGACATTATTATTTAAATTACTCAAATAAATTAATTCTACCAAAATAAAATTATTTTATTTGTATTATTTAATATACCATGACACTGTTTAATTTGAATGCAAAGACCCAAACTGCATTACCACTTGTGATTTTTTTCATCTTGTTTATTTACTCTATTAAACCAAATATGCTATTTAAACCCAATGGTAAACTACGTGAATTTGGATTATTTTATGATAATGAAGGATATAAAAAGACACTTTACAACTTTCAATTTATATTAATTATTTTTGTTATTCTTATTTATTATCTTGTGTAATGTAATTTAGAAGTATTTTATTATTGCTTATATTTAAATGAATAACACTGATAATACTAGTTTAACAGATGATCCTACAACTCGTATTTCAACTGGTGTATATGCAAACAGATCTGCTAATACTTATCTTAACACTTCACCGGGAAGTTATAACACTTCACCAGGAAGTTATAACACTTCACCGGGAAGTTATAACACTTCACCAGGAAGTTATATATACAATTTCAAACGTTGTTCATCGTGTATGAATTTATTAAGATGCAATAATTGTTATTCCAATTATTGTGTGAATTGTACTGATATAAATTACTGTTATGAATGTGATATGAAATATTGCGCAGGTTGTCGTGATGTTCTTTATTGTGATGGTTGTGAATTTACATATTGTATTGATTGTAGAATCATGTATGAATGTACATTATGTAATTTATATATTTGTGATACTTGTACAGTAGATACTTATCTAGTTAGACAATGTTCATGTTGTAAGTCACTGTATTGTAAATCATGTATAGATGTTTTCTTATGTAAAAAAACTAAAAAGATGGTTTGTACAGAATGTATTGCAACTTGTATTGGATGTCATTTGAATTATAATAAAAATTATTGTATAGGAAATGTATGCGCTGATTGTAAGTTTAATCTTATTATAAATTCTAAGAATGATATAAGTAGTAAATTTCCTATTGAAATTATTATGAATATACAGGAATTTCTTTGAACAATAGTAACTGTAATGGTAGATAAAAAATAATAAAATATATTTAATGTTAAAGAAAAGGTAAAAGGTAATCAAGATAGTTATTTTATGTAGTATATTCGATAATAAAATATTAGTTTAAGATAAGAAGGGATGCAAGTAAATATGGATGAATATTTAATAATAGATACAGGTGTAACTTCATCAGGTGATACGATATCAAAAATTCGAAGTTTTGATGATAATGGTAAGATTTTTATAAAACAGTATTCTGGTGTAAATACTGATAATTTTGTTATAAGTAAAGCAGACGGTAAAAAAGTTAGTTTTAGTTTTTTCACAACAAATGGTATTTACTATATAAATTTAAACGGTGAACATATAATGGATTATAATAAATTTATAAATATCAAAAAATTCTCATACAATACAACTGAGAATTATTTAAAAATATCAAATAATCACTTTGGTGATATTTATGTTCATAACTGTGATGTTGATATTTTTAAAAAAGCATTGATCGAAATGGCATCTTGGATGAAAAACAAAACATCGTTTGTATCCAATTTATTGTATTATATATTCTCGTAACGAAGTTGCGGGAAATCGTAACGAAGTTGCGGGAAATCGTAAC